CCCGCCTCCGTTATATTAATGATGCTACTGGGAATATATGCACTTGGACTTACGGTCAGAATATTTTGGTAAGCGCTGGTGCTAATGCTTCCGCCACTGGGATAATGACGTTCTTCACCGGCACCGGTGGAGGTTTGTCTGGTAAGAACGATTTGGGAGGAATGATGCCTGTCGCTCTGGATGTAGATCCTGCCGGGTCGATTGCTTCAATGAGAACTAAGAGTCAACATATATATCTTAAGAGTGCCCATGTTACTTTTGATGTCAGTTTAACTAGTGCCGCCGATGCCTTAGTAGAGTTATATGAATGTGTTTGTTTAAAAGATGTAGGAAATGGAGAAATTTTAATGACTAGTGCTGATACATTCGTAGATGATTGGATTGCCCGTATGCCGCAGAATCTTGGTGGCATGGGTGCCACACCCGGGACTGCCGTATTAAGTAGAACATCCTATATGAATAATCCATATTTTTGGCATGAGTTCGGTGCATATTATAAAATTCAGAAGGTGACGAAGTTGTCCATACAAGCGGGGAAGAGTGTCCAGTTTGATAGGCATTATCCTGTTCATAAGATTATAGATGCTGATACACTCTCCGGAAATGATCATTTCCGATACTTGACGAGATTAATTGTTGTTTGCGTCCGAGGAGTTACTGCCGGTACTGCCAGTACGGGAGCCCCTGTATGTTCCGTTACAGGATGGACCACCTATAAATTCACATCTAGGGATGTAAATGCAAATGTTTTTACAACAACTGCTACTAGAGCTACTTAATAAACAAAATGGTTTTTCTTCGTAAGTTTTTTAACAAATGGCGAAAGGCTCGTAGAGTCGTCAAATGCCAGCGAAAGAAGAAAGCTTGGAACCAACAACGCAAATGGAATAGTTGGAGGCATTACAACTCTAAGCCCAGACGAACATTTGGTCCATGGGGCAAAGGCCCTGTCAAATGTGTCAAGTACCGTCGATATTAGTTTATTTCTTCTATAGTTTCTATTCTTCTCAATAAAGCATCTATGTTAGCCCCCTTTAGTTTTTCCATATCATACCATTCTGTAGGATGTTGGTTAGAAGTAATGAAGATATCACGTGCAACGAACTGCAGAGATCCACCTTTGATTTCCACCTTGAAGGGATATCGGTCTAGAAGTTGGAGTAGGAAGGACCAGGGGAGCCATCCATAAAAGTCATCAATGAGAACGGAGGAGTGAGTGGAGGGAATATATCCATCCCACCATAAGGGTCGTCCGGAATCGGGCTTTGATACCACAAAGGTAGCGTCGTAACCGAATGATTCAATGGCTCGTCGGGTTTTACCGGTCCCTGGGAGACCGTAGAACACAGTGACCTTAGATTTAAAATCTCTAGGCTTAATTGTCGTACTTCGGACGAAACTAACAAAGCGGGGGAACTTAGCAATGGCAACACAATAGTTATCCAGCAAATCAGCGTCTGTTGTACCTTCTTTAATGGCGTCTCTGAAAGCCTCTAGATCTGTTCGTTGCCCTGCTCCTTTGGAGAAATCTCCAAATTCAAAGGGCCCCAGAACTCTAGTGTCTTCTTTACAGCAGTAAGCTCTCGCTTGACTGTTACTGCCTTTTTGGCTTTCCCAATGGGTACCCTTATCAAGGATATTTTTGACTGCGGAGAGGGATTTAGGTTGTTTAAACTGGGTGTAACCTTGCCAGTGAAGACGACCAGTACTTTCGGCCTGCTCCTTTTGGAAGATGGAGTACTTGGCACCGGCGTCTCGCAGTGCTGCCCAGAGTTCATCGGAATCAACATCAGTGTTGAATTGAGTCCAGCAAAAATTTCTTGTTCGTGACATTAATTACACAAGGTGGATGCTAGTATTACCATCCACCTTGTGCACCTAGTGCAAGCCTATTTAAGCGCCGAGAGGTGTGAAAAAAATGGCAAAAATGAAAAAATGCGTGATTTGCACGCGCATTATAGGAATTTATTTGGCCGTCAAAGATGGTGGAGAAATCCAGCCAATCGTTTTGCGATAGCGGCAGGCGCGCAAACAGGCGGCCTTGCAGGGGGAGCCCTTTATGGCGTCTATAAATATGGAGAAGGTAAGTAAATTTATTGTAAAAATGGATACTGGTAGATTTGGTATTCAAGGTCTTACAGGAGGAACTTCGCAGAAAAGGCCGTATAAAGATTCTACTGAAGGAGTTAACGAAGCACGTGAAGAAGAAGCAGCATATTATTGGGATAAGTTTAAGAAACAGAGGACTATGGGATATGCAACAACCGGAACCAACACTGTTGTTACGCGTGTCAAGAAAGGCAAATGGCCTAAGAAGCGTCGTATTGAGAAGCTGGCTGCCCGCCTCCGTTATATTAATGATGCTACTGGGAATATATGCACTTGGACTTACGGTCAGAATATTTTGGTAAGCGCTGGTGCTAATGCTTCCGCCACTGGGATAATGACGTTCTTCACCGG